CGCCCGATACTTGTTGACAAGTTCGGCTTCTGTGCGGACTGACCCGTCAAGATCGACATAGGTTCCATAAACGCCACCAGAGGTGACGATTAAGGAACCGTCATCGTTAGAAGGAGGAGCAAAAGATTGAACCTTCTGCTCTATTTTTTCTTCCTTCTTTCTTGTTATTTCAAAACCAAATAAATCCATTCTTTAAACTCCCAGAAAAATACTAATTTTATTTAGTTGTTCTAGGAATATTAAGCTGTCAAACCAGGTTTAGGTCTATTGCTATTTCGCTGCGCTCCACCACTACGTCCAGAGGACTTCTGGTTACCTTGTTGCATGATATCAAACGCCCATGTTACCTGATAAGTAGCCAAAGTATCGGTTGTATTCCAATCAAGATCAATAGTACCAACTTCAGTCGGCCAACAACCTTCTAGAGTATACTCTCTAAGAACTCTGCCTTTCTTATCATACAGACTAATATAAGCTTCCGTCTTATACTCTGTCCACACTTCATCACGCACGTTTGTCTCTGGATTATTGATAGAGGTTTGCCATGCTTCCAATCTGTCTCTTACACTGAAATCTTCTTCAATGAAAAGGGTTGTTGTCCACTCAGCATATGTTCTATCACCAGCTGTTTTAATTTTGCGACCCATGTAAGGCACTTCAATAACACCCATGGTTAGTGCCGGTACTTGTGTTGCGTTACAAAGAAAAGCGAGATCCTCACCAACGGTGTTGATCTTTACTTCGAAGAGGGTGGGTCTGAACCCACCCGCTTGCATAGCGCCTTCTTTAAATCTCCCGATATCGATTGCCATTACTTATTCTCCGTTGTTATTTGTTGTATTTATACGAATTGTCTTAACCGTTCGTGATTATTTCTGAGAATTCAACACCAGACCTAACAGCGATGAAGTTCAACTGGATAAAGTTGATTGATCGTGCAGGTTTAATGTAGATATCTCCAACAAATTCATTTCGGTCAACGACAGCGGGCGGGTTATTTGATTCATCACAGACAACGAGATAATCAGTAACACCACGGCGGCCTTTAACGTTTCGCAAGAAAGGTTCTACAAGAGCAACAAACGAAGCGCGAGTAAACTCATCGTTGAATTCGAACAGTGTCGAACGAGAGGCAATGGCAATTGCTTTCTCAAGCACGATGAACAAACGGCGAACATTGATGCGATCAAATGCAGAAGGTTTAGACAGAAGAGTCTTATCTCCGTAAAGAATAATACCCTCACCTTTAAAGTTAACAACAGGGTTAATACCATTCACATACAACACATCGCGTCTAGCCTGATTCGGATTCCAAGCAAGTTTAACGATGTTCTTAATTCTTCCTCTTGTGATACCAGCAGGCGAGAACCAAGGGTCTCGTGTGTCATCAGTAGCAGCACACAGACCAGCGATGTCACCGTTCAGAGGAATCCAACGATAAAGATCATTGTACTTGTCGTACATGTACTTATAACCAGAATCCATCACAGCATAAGAAGTTGATCGACAAGAATTGCGGAACTGAACACAGTCTTGTTCTTGATCACCCGCTGAGTTGTTTACAACATCATCTTTGTCCGGTGAAACAAATACAACACAGTCTTTTCTATACTCAGCGATGTTGTCAACCAAGTAATTACATACTTGTTCTCCGTGAACGCCGCCGCGGGATTTACCACACAACAACAGACTGATATCAACGTCTTCTGGTTCTTTGAACACATCCCATGCAGTAAGAATATTACTCAATGCAGCAGTTGTTTCGTCTCCACCGTCTTGACCACCTTGGAAAGAAGCGGTATAGATTGCTGCACCTACTGATGTGTTTGCAGCCGTAAGACTAGTACCAGTAGCGGATTCAATACCGCTCGGATCGTGATTGGTAGCCCAAATATACGAAGAATTGTTATTAACAATTTCACGCCAATAGTTTGTAGCACCAGTATCTAGTTTTCCGTCTGTAGCACGAGAAACAGCACTATACGTTTCTAGTACAGTTCCAGGAACATTCGTAAACAGACCGTCTTCGTCAACAACAACGATATGAATTTCATCGTTGATAGATGTGTTGCCGTAAACGCTTTGCCAGTTACTTTGACCAGGCGCTCGTGCAAAATCAGCAAAGTATTCCCATCTTCGGTCGAGCGTAGTCTGGTCGGCAATATCAGTACTCAACTTAAGCGTATCGGTGAATCCAATAGTCAATCTTGAAGGACCAGTGTCAACGAGCGAGCCGTCCACTTCGGTAGTAACAGCCAGTGAAGAAATAACCATTGACTGAAAACCAACTGTCGTATTACCAAGTCGAATGATATCACCTACCTGAAGAGCCGCTTCGAGCAGATTGGCGGCCGCCTCGGTGTTTGTACTATCGGTATTGCCGGTGTCAACGTTTGTATAACGAACTACTGCTGTATTGCTACCTACATCAAGATCGAAACCCTGTGAAGCTACTACACTAGTGTTGGCAATGAAATCTTCCAGAGTAATTGTTGTAGAGAAAGCATTTGATCCGCTACATACGGATACTTTCAGCGAGTTACCGAGAGCACCAGGATAACGAGCAACAAAATGATGATCTGATGGGAAAGTCTTCAGATCATAATCTTCATCATTAAGAACAGTTGCAGCAACAAGATCAGTAGTATCTGGCGCAGTACCGCCTTCAGTAATTGCGACCGCACTATATGTTCTCAAAGAAGTGTTTGCGTTCGTAAGGTCGTATGATCGGCTTACTTGCAATGCAGTTGAGTGAGCAAGAAAGCTGGCTGCATTCAACCAAGTTTCTGCATTAAGATTTGTGGGTTTTCCAAAACGTTGGGCAAGTTCATCTTCACTTGTTACCAAAACATTTTTGCCCGCTGGACCCCATCTAAATACGCCGGCAGCTGCGGCGACAGAAGTTGTTACGGCTGGTACGATAGTGGTTAAATCAATTTCACTAACGTTTACGCCTGGACTTACTTGAAAAGGCATGATTACTCTCCTCTATAGTTATTCATATTCATGAAGAAATTCTTAATAATTATATTTATAAAATAAGCAATCTCAGTCTCGGAACAACCAATCGTTGGAATTTGAACTAACAGCGAAGATTTTTTCTTCTTCATGTTCTTCTTGTCCCGTTGATATTGAACCAAATGGCACCAATTCACTAAACACCTTTTCTTCATTCACTTCTCTTAAATTGATTACAGTATTTATATCGGTTAATTCTTTGAAAAACTTTTGATTCGACAGCCAACCAAACAGTACTAAACACATCACTAGATCATCATGATTGCCTGGTTCTGCTTCCCATGATGTTCCCTTTTGACTGAATGTTGAGAACTCTCTAATCGTTTCAAAGTCGTTTATGATAAGTTGGTTCTGTTCAACCAACAGCTTTATCATAGAACATCCAATCGATTTTACTGACTTGGTTGTTCTAATTCCTTTGTCAGCC